TATGGCCTCTTTTGGCATTGAGCGCAAAAACAACGGAGGTGGCCCCAAAAAGCCGACTATCGTTGACAACAAAGACACCAAAGCTGGCATCAAATGAAGAGCACACTTTTGGTATTAGGCATCACATTGGCAGCGGCAACGCCTGCCAAGGCTGACCTAACTCACAAGATCATGTCCTCAGTGTCACTGCAAGTCGGTGGTGCGGTGACAACCGCTGAACGCTTGGGTTCATCCTTCAGCATCAGCGGAACCAACATCGACACTACGGATGGCACAACTGCCAACACCGTGTCAGCAGGCACCATCACCTCTGGCATCTACGCTCCAGGCACGATTGCAGCTACACAAGACAGCCCTGGTGATGCGTTCAGTTTCAGCCAGACCTACCGCCAAGGTGATGCCATTCCACAATCAGCAGTAAGCACGGGCGCTGTGCCGAACTTTGGCAGCATCATCTCTACTGCTAGCGGAACTGCCGGTGACCTGGCAGCCACAATCGCCTCAGACGGGGGCATGACGATTACAGCCGGTGGAGCCAACACCTTGGCTATCGGCCAACTCACTACAGAGATCACCATCAAATGATCGTATTGCTGTTGTTGTTAGTAGCCGCCCCAGCTGCGGCGATTCCTGTGGTGCCTAACTTCCAGCAGGGAACCCTCAAATCGACAACAACGACAAAGACCAAGGTCAATGAGGTCATCAACTCTTATGAGTACCGCACTGGCTATGAGCTGAGCGTGTCTGGCACCAATATCAAACCAGACACGTCCATAGCTCCAATGGGCCTGACCACAACCACCAACAACCTGAACGGTGTTTCAAGTGTTTGGCGCGGCCTTGATCCAGCATCCAAGCCTTCTTGGAGCATCGTTGAAGAAGGTGGCAGCTTTCAACTGGTTGAAACTCTGATGGGACCTGGCCTTGTGAACCACACCATCATCAACCGCGAAACTGACATCGAGTCCATCACTGAGACGACAAGCACCTTCACCCAATGAAGCGAGTTATTGCAGCGTTGCTGTTGCTTTCCGCTCCGGCACAAGCGCAAGTCTCAAGCACTGCAGCGCCAGTCGCAAACAGCTCAGGGTCTGTCACCAATCAGGCTGTACAAGTAGTGCCCTCAAAGCAATTCACAAACACCTATGGCGGTGGCATTAGCTGCCAAGGCGCAACGCTCAACATCAACCCTTTTTTCAGCACAACAACCAGCTGGGCCAGGCCATATGAATCGCACTACAACGAGCCGGTCTACGACAATCTGGATATCACTGGCGCGTTTGATTCGGAAGGCAATCCCATCCCCGATGGCAACCCCGATAATCCGGGTGCTGTCCTTTTTTACCAACCTGTTCGCACAGGCCAGAAAGATAACTTCTCGATCAATGGCGGCATTACGGCAACGATCTCTGTTCCGCTAGACCGACACCACGTCAGAACTTGCCGTGCAGCAGCAGAAAAACAAGTAGCACTGCTTGACACCAAGATCGCTGAACAGCGGCTGATCTACGAGATCAAGCGAATCAAGAACTGCGCCGACCTGTTGAAGGATGGCATCATCGTGCGTGGTGTTTACGCCCAGATCTGCAAAGACGTTTCACTGACTAATCCGCCTGGAGTCCTGCCGCCCCACAACCACCCAATCACTTTCCCAAAGCCCGCCTCAGATCGCGAATGGCTTGATTCCGGTGACGCTGCGAAGCCCTCCGCTGCTGTAAAGATTCCAGTTTCTCCTTACGGCCAAGCTTCTGATTAATTTTTTTCACCACCTTCTTGGTCAAAGGCTTGGCGATCTTTTGCAGGATTGATGCGACTGGCTTGGCAAAGATTGCGGCAGTCGTCGCAAATGCAGCTGTCATTGCAATCGAAACCGTTGGTGCAGCATCGGGGATGTAGTTGTTCAGCACCTGGCCGACAGGCACAGGATCCCAAATCTTTACGCACTTGCCGTCTTGCAACTCGTAGCCAGCAAGAACTTTGGTGGACAATTTATTTAAAGAACCTAGAGCTTGAGCCCCATAGGGTGGACACGGCGGATCTGTTGGCAACCTTGGGATGTCGGGACTGGCACCCGACGCATTCGGGAGAGCTGCTTGAGCCGGACGTGAGACACCCGGCTCTTTTATGTCGTCAGGGTCAATGCTTGGTGCCTGCGTCTTGGGAGGAGCTGGAACCTCAGCCGCCAGAGCTGGGTTAAAAACTGGCGGGTTGTAAGAGGGCATGTTTGCACCGCAGACAACAAGGTTGCCGTTGGGATCGTTGTCGTAGGCGTCCTTGTTGCCTGGCTGCGTGTTTCTTGTCTCTACACAGCCCGGTATCTCTGCGACAGGGAAGCCAAGTAACAGCGTGACTGGTGGCGCACTTGGAATACTCTGTGGTGGCATTATTTGCCACGACGGAATCTCTGGTACGGAGACTGTCCGTTGTTGGATCTCAGAAATCTCCGGCATGAAGTCAGAACGGTTTATTGCAGGCCAGTTATTTATTGAGGCTACTAAGCACAGAGAAGGCCCGCCGCTCGTCTATGTCTGCAAGTCAGGCAAGTCTTCAATGCTGTTTACTGATCCGGCCAAGCTTCTCAAGTTTGTGCGCTGGCCTAAATCAACTCCGACAGGCCAAGCCTTGCGCGAGTGGCTTGACCATTGGGACGCACCAGAGGTTGAGCCGCAAGCCGAAACTAAAATGGTGACTTGAACGGCACAGCCGGACCAGTGCTAGTCGGCATTTCAGGCATCAGCCCATCAACTTGACCAGGCAGCATGTTGGTCAGCGTTTCTGTCAGCTCTAGCTTCAGCTCGCTGATGTACTTGCTGGTAAGCGCAGGGATACGGGTGTAAAGCAGCGCCGATCCAGCAACTATGCCCGCTGACATCACAAAAGACGCAACGGACATCACATTGAAAAGCTTTTGCATGATGATCGCAGATAAAACAAAAGGCCCCCCATGCGGGAGCCTTTTGCTGACCTGTGTGAAGAGTCCTCTGAGTTATAGCTCAGAAGCTGTACTTCAGGCCAAGCTTCGTACCAACTGAAAGCTCATCACCAGTGATGCCGCTCAGCTCGCCGTAAACAGCAATGCTGTCTGAAGCCTGGATAGAGCCGCCGAACTTGCCAGCAAACTCAACTTCGTTTTCAGCACCGTTAGGCATCACAATCGCAGGGCCACCCTGGATGTAATAGCTGTACGCGCCTGAAGAACCTTCAAAACCAACATCCAGGTTGAGCGTTCCACCCAGATAGTCGTCGCCGTAGGAACCGCCGTTGAACTCAGGGTTGACGTAGACGTTGGCGAGCGCAGGAGATGCCAGCGCAGCTGCCGCAGAAGCGACGGCACCACTCACAATCAATGTTTTGAGCATTGGAAGAATTAGCGTTTTCCCTGACCACGGTACTTCTTTCGCCCACTTTTGGGGCGTGAGTGTTGTCCATTCCCTTGTCTGGTCTTCTTAGGTTTGCCTTGAACAAAAATGTTGCCGCTAAGTGATTTCGCCATCAGATCCCGTCAGTTGTCTCTAACAGGGCGTACTTTTCAGTTAAACCAGTAAACAGACCGTGCATTGGGTGTGAGATCTGATCACGGCCATCAAGGAAAAACAATTCCTCAAGCCATAACGTCCTAGCCGCCATGGCCTGTACGTCCTCCGCTCCAGGTTTTCCAGCGATCATTGGGTCAGGACGCTTCATCAGGAAGGCTCAGTCGGCCACTCCATCGTATGGGGAAAACCCTCTGCTGCACTGATGTTTCGCAATGCAGTGCGATACGCTTTCCACTCTGTCTTTTTAGCCGTGGTCAACGGGCTATCAGTCAGAACGGTCCAGTCACAAGCAGCAAGCTTTTCATTGCGCTTGCGCCGCACATAGCTCGCCACATTTGTGGTGCGCTCAGCAATCTCATCGTCAGAAGCGTCAACCAAAGTCCAAACCTCTTCCCACGTCCCGCCGTTGTTACGAGCTGAACGCTGAAGGTTTTTTGTGTAGGGAACTTCTGGCTGCGTTGTTGGCGTCACTGAGACACAGCCAAATGCACGCGCAGTGTCCTCTGCAATCGTCTTACCAAAAGCCGTGCGTGGGTTATCACGCTTCAAATCGGCACGCGTGTACGGATACCGCTCAAGATCACCCTTGGCGTCAAGCTTGGCAAAGAGCATCAGGTAGCCTCCAACTCTGCGATTTGATCGGCAATCACGTCCCTAATGATAATGGCCTTGAGTTGCTCGGTTTTGCAAGAGTCGTGCAGCTTGCTGAGGTTTTCAGCAAACTCGTTCATGCCAGGCTTGTCGGCGTGCTCAACGCGAATCTTTTCAAGAGCACGCAAGTAGTTGTCAATGTTTATTTGATAGTCAAAGATTTCTTCATGGCGTGCATTGATTGCCGCTTTGAGTGTTGTAAGTTTGTCCATGCTTTTACAAAGATGTAGTAACTATACCCCTTCCAGGGTTTCCAGGCAAAGTTGAAGGATTTGACACTTTATTGCCAAATCCAGTAGAGCTATCCCACTCGTAAGCAGAAATGTATGGGGAATCGTTGTGGTTTATGAAAAGGTAATTCCCGTCCGGACTAAAAACTGCAGCCCTCCAGGAGCTAGGAACAGCCGTAGAAGGTTGCGAATACTTTGAGCCAAAACCTGATGAATTGTCCCACGCATACGCGTCTGCTTGAGAGCCATAGTTTGTAACTATTGCATCACCGTCTGGATGCCAACAGAGGGATTGCATGTCTCCGCGAGCCGCAGTGCTTGGGTTTGAGTATTTCGTCCCAAATCCGCTCGCGTTTGTCCAAGCCCAAGCATGAATGTATGGACTGCTTCTCTCGACAAAAGCTATGACGGTGCCGTCAGGGCTGAATTTAGTGCCTATTGGTTCTGACCCCCCCAAAGATCCACTGTGATTTGAATACTTTGAACCAAAACCTGAACTCCAAGACCACACTTCTAGATACGACCCGCCTGAGCCGGGATAGGCCCAAATATACGCGATGGCATCTCCTGTTGGATGCCAATCAACGTCATAACCAATAAAAGAACCATTAGAAGGATTTGAATACTTGGAGCCAAATCCGCTTCCACTAAAAGCGTAGGCATACATGTAAGGGCTATATTGAGTATGCCCCGCAACTACATCACCGTCTGGATTGAATTTTATTGTGTCTGCATGATCCGATAGCAGTGTTGATGGATTTGAGTACTTAGAGCCAAAACCACTGCCCTCTGTATAAGAATATGCTTCTACATATGGGCTGCCATGAAAACAAACGCCGACTGCATTGTTGTTAGGACTGACTGTTAAGTACTTTAGTTCAGCTGATGGTGCAACAGAAGGAGTAAATCTTGATCCAAATCCTGAGCCATCCCAAACATAAGCATATACGCGATGCCTATTGTCAGAAGGGCTGTCTTGCGTAGAAATTACATCACCAGCCCAAGCTGCCTCGCCACTGCCAGACGCACCAGCAAGAATGTTGCTTCCAATAACACTCATGAGTAAGCCAAGGTAACAACAGCGTGGATTGAAGTGCTAGACCTCACGATATAATCTAAACGATCTACTGCATTTGCAGTTGTTGTAATAGTAGGAGCCGTGCCTCCAGCAAAGTCCCAATAACTTCCAAATGACAAGGTCCGACTACCTGTGCCATCTTGAACCAAAAAGATTGATCCAGATTGACCAGCCGTCAAATTAGTTGGGTTCGCCAAAGTTACATTTGTACCAAGCGTCAACGTAAAGTTGTTGCTGTCGTTGAAGTTAGGGGTAACTGTTGAGCCACTGGTGAGCGTTGTAATCTCACCGCGCTGACCTGCTGTAAATGTTTGACTTGCGTCAAGTTTTACTGGAGTCGCCCAACTTGTTACACCACTACCATTTGTTGAAAGCAGTTGGCCTGACGTTCCAGTGTCATTAGGCAACGTCAGCGTGTAAGACGCTGCTGCGCTGTGCGGTGGACCTTTTAACAGAATTCCGTGAGAGTTTTGCTCGCAGTTCAGCTTGATCTGGCCAGAACCACGAGTTGAGTTGCCCTTAAATACAACCTGGCCTGAACCGTTTGGATCTAAGTCAATATCACCATTGCTGACGCTAACGATGTCCTTGCCATTGACATCTAGATTGCCTCCAAGTTGCGGCGTGGTGTCAGCCGCAATATCAGCAATACCAGCAGCAGATCCGTTTGATGCAGCCGTAATTCGACCCTGTGCATCAACAGTAATGTTGGCGTTGGTGTAAGACGCAGCCGTGACACTGGTGTCAGCCAACTTCGCTGCGGTCACAGCGTCGTTAGCAATAGTCAACGCACCAGTGTTCGCCAGCGTTGCATCGCCAGACATCGTGACCGCTGTTGGAACGTTGCTGCCGTTTCCAACAATCAGCTGGGCAGAAGTTAAATTCGCCAGTTTGGTCAGCGCAATGCTGCCAGCCAACATTCCGTTGGTGACTGTTCCGGTATCGCCTGAGGTGATCAGGGTGCCAGAAATATCCGGAAAAACTAGGGTCCTGTCGGCAGTTGGATTTGTGATTGAGAAAGTAGTTTCATAATCGTCAGCAGAGCTGCCTTCAAAGACGAGAGAAGCTGCAGTGCCGAGCGTTACGTTGCCGCTAAACGTTGTCGTTCCAGTAAACGTTGGGCCAGCCAGTGAAGCCTTTTCAGTGTCAAGTTCTTGAATTGCTGCTTGAACGTCAGTCGCAACAATGTTGCCTGTCGGACTGAATGAAACGTTATTTGCGTTTGTAGCCGCAAGAGCTGCAGAAAGGTCAAGAACCTGCCAGCTGCTGCCAGTAGAAATCAGAAAATCAGGCGGCGCAAGTGCTTCTGCTGGTGCGTTGCCACTGCCAGTACCACTTTTGGAAATAGTGACGTAGTGATTTGCATTGCTTGAAGCAGGTGAAATTAAAGCCTGCCCAACAGTCAGGCCGATCGCAGTGCCTTTAGCAGTTACTGAGGCGACAAGGTTTGTGCTGGCGTCATACGTTCCGGCAAAAACAATCTCACCACTAACAATGTCAATAGCCTTGAAAGAATTTCCCGTCCAAATATATAAGTCGTCATGAAATTCATCGTATAGAAACTCACCCGTGAAGTTTGCTGTGCCGAAATTGACAACACCAGCGGTGTCAGGCGCACCCGCGAATCTGACCGTTGACTGGTCCGCTAGTTTTGCACCGGTTACGGCATCGTTCGCGATCAGTGATGTTCCGATCGTGCCGGAAGTCAGCTTGGCTGCGCTGATGTCTGGGATGTCAGATGCAGACAACGTGGTGCCAGCAGTGACGTGACCACGAGCGTCAACAGTGACTTTTGGGTAAGTGCCAGCAGTAACGCCTGAGTTGTTATGAGTCAGCGCACCAGCGCCACTAACTGACAACGCACCAGAAGGAATAGAAACGCCACCTTTGGCGGTCGTGGTGCCTGCAGGCAAATCGCCAGCGACAAGCGCCGCAGTCGCAGTGATGTGGCCTTCACTGTTAAAAGTGATGCCGCTTCGCGTGCCAGCTGTAATGCTGTCGGTGTGATTGAGCTGGCCGCCTGAGGTGACACTTAAACCGCTGCCAACAGAAACACCGCCCACTGCAGAGCTAGTGGCTTTGGGCAGATCACCAGCAGCAATGCTGCCAACAGCAGTGATATGGCCCGAATCGTTGACCGTAAAACCGTTTTTCGTCTGACCAGTGACGCTGGACTGGTGAGAGATGACGCCGCTGCCGTTGACACTCAGGCCAGATGCAGACGGAACACTGATGCCGCCAAGTGCTGTTGTTGTTGCAGCATCAACAGAAAACGTTCCAGAGCTGGCAGACAAGCCAGTGCCTGCAGCTGCCCCGCCGATTGCAGAAGCAGTGCCCGCCGGAAGGTCAGTAGATGCAATGACGCGAGACGTGTAGGCCCCGCCTGAACCAGTCGGGCCAGCAATAAACTCTTTTGCTCCGGAGCTGCTGCCTAAGGAACTTGGACTTATAGATGCAAGTTTGGCTGTCGGGATGCTGCCATCATCAATCAGGTCGACACCCTGCTCAACCAGGCTTTTAACACTGACTTTCTTGGTCTCGCTTGCGCTAACGTCGGCAATAGGCAGAACGTCAGTTGATGCAACGTCAGACTCTGCCAACTCGTTGAGGGCTGTGATCTTCTGATCTGCCATTGCCCAAGCCCCCTGCGGGTCTAGTCAGTTTCAAGCTCTAGCTTACCGCTGCCAGGCTGCTCAAGCAGGATGCGGTCAGTGTCTTCTTTCAGCACATAGTTGGTGATAACCCCCAGACCAAGCTTTGGTGTAATTGCACCCGTAGTGACAAAGTTAAAATTGGACACAGTCAGTTCTCCTGTACCTAAGCCAATCGCAGCGTTAGTAACGATGCCTTTGAACTCAAAGTAGAAAAAGTCATTTGTGGCCTCTGCGTTCTCGCCTTTCTCAACGATGTAAAGCTCAGCGTCAAACTCGGCACCCAGCTTTTGCCGGAGGATTAGCTCGTGCAGGTAGCTCGGCACATCTGTATCAACAGTCAGCCCTGCTGCGTCAGGGTCATAGTGAAATTCACAGCTGATACTGCCGCTACCGCTGATCAATCCGCTTTCGTTTTTGCGGAACTCATCGCTAAGTGCCGTCACATCTACGACTTCGCGGTCGTTATTCAGCTCAAAGGAACGGACCAAACCAAAGATGTTGTATTCAGCCTGAACGCTTTTGACCTCAATCGGGATGGCTGTTGAGATGGCAGCCAACGTGATTTTGCCTGTGCTTTGGCCGTTCAACGCATTAGCGAACGTGTCATAAAGAGAAATGCCGCCAAGGTCGTCAACGTTTATAAACCAAGCGCCATCAGGCAGCTGGCTACCGCCGTCCCAGCCTGAGCTGGCAACAAAAGCCAAGTTTGCACCGTTGGTGCTCTTAATCTGCAACCGATCGCCTGTCAGCAGCATTTCCTGCGGAAAGTCAAAGCTGAACCGCTTTTTGCTGACGTTGACATCACTAGGATCAACCGTGCTAGTAAACGTGCGCTCAGGAGTGCTGCGACGCAGCCTAACTCGACCGGAGTTGCCAAGAAAAACAGTCATAGCGACTTACTGACGAAATCACCGCTCATGGTGTAATTCACGTTCACGCGCATCACCTCACCGACAACACAGGCCAGCTCAGCACTGGTCAGCACCGCATCAAACTCCATAAATTTGTCGTCAAACTTCAGCTTTAGTCTTGCGACAGACGTAATAGACGCGTCAGCTGTAGTGTCTTGATTCACTTGATTCAGCAGCTTGACTGGTGCGTCGTCGTAATACAGAACAGTTAAGGCACCAGAAGCAGTACGCACGCCAGTTGTAAACGTGCGAACGTCCTCGCTTAGCGTCGTTACCTCTAGGGCATCAGTGTTGGCAGTCAGAGACCACTGCACAACCTTGGCAACAGCAACACCGCCTAGCTCGACGCTGCCGTCTTGGCCCGCGTAATACTTAGCCATGGTCAGGCACCCTCAAGCTCGCCAATGAACTCACACGTCACTGTAGACAGTCCTGGCTTAACGCTCGTAACTGATGGTGGCGATGCGTATTTCCACTTCAACAGGCTATTCGTCTCTTGAATCCAAGGCACCAGGCCAGTTGACACGCCTGCGGCAACGTTGTCTGTGGTGAATTCGACGTACTTATCATCACCCATGACAGCGGCGTAGTTTTCCAGGATCAATGCAGCCTTTGAATCAATGATGTTTGCAAACGTCAATGACAAGCTGCTGCTGTACCGCTGATTGCCATAACGGACCCGAACAACGGCACCGTTCTGCGACTGGAACTGCTGCTCAGGGAAAACCCCAGGCGTATATGAACGGCTACTCGGGACCAGTGCTGGGAAGCTCACAGCCGTCATTACGCCAGCACCTCAAACTCACCATTCGTACGCAGTGTAGTCAAGCGAGCTTCAAACACATCATCCCGAACTTTTACCATGTACGTTTTTTGGAAGCTGCCCGTGACATCCACAAAACCATCGTCATCAATAGTTAGGCTCGTTACTTTGTAAATACGTTTTTGCTCATTTGTAAGCTTAATGGTAAAAATTGAGCCAAAGAAAGTTTCATCGCCAGTCTTGCCGCCTTCAATGCGAAGATCTCCTTCTTGGACTTCTGTTTGACCGGGCTTCCAAAAGAAAACAGTGTATGTACCGTCAAAAAGCTTTTTAGTTGAGGTAACCCCACCAAACTGATCAACACTGCCGTTGTTGAAACGAGTCGTGTGCGATGCGTTAGAGATCACTTTGATGTAATCACCAGGCGCAATGCTCAGAACAGAACTTGGGGTTGTCTTGAAACTGATGTTGTGCTCACTATGCTTTCGCAACATCAGCTTGTGCTCTGCTAATTGCTCTGCATGACCTCTGTTAGTGCAGAAACTTGTGAGATCAATAAACTCCTCAGGATCATTGTCAGAACCGCCTTTTCCGTCTTTGAAGCGCATTTGTAACACTTCCTGCGAAGAGAATCCGTTTTCTTTTTCTTGCCTGTAAGCAACGGTTGCCTTGAATACTTGTCGTTCTTGTGTTGGCAAAAAGTTTACCTGCATATCTTTCATGTTGCCATCAGTAAACAACGCCTTAACGCTCTTGTTTATGTCCGCAGACGGGTCAATTTTGAAATTTTGAGAGTTATAAGGGACAGAAGGTATCAAAGCAAACTTGCCACCGACAATGCTGAAATCCAACAGGCAAAACGCTGCATTATCTTGGATAAATTGGCGAATCGGAGTGCGGTCGCCAATGACACCATCAAATCTGAAGTTGTTGGCGCGACAGAATTTAGCCGCAATCGTCATTGCGTCACGATCAATCGTGTCTCGCGGTATGCGCTTGCCCGCGCCAAGACGTGGACTGACCAGCAAGTTAAAGGCAATCTCTGCAAAGTTATTGGTTGAAGCTGTCAAAGACGTTGTAGCCACTCCGTCGTCATCTATTAGCCGCTCAACCTTGATGCCTTCTTTGATGTAGGCACTTAACTGCCCCATCGATGTCCAGTCCTTGCCTGCAAGCACGCGCAATCCAAGCAACGACAGGTCTTCGTACTTTGTCTCTACTTGCGCCAAATTTTCGTCCACAAGGCGCACCAGTTCGTTGACAAACACAACTTGGTGCTCTGGGCCATCTTGGTGGCTTGTCTTTTCTAGCTCAAACTTTGGATAATCCGCGATTCCGTCTCTGATGTTCAGAGGCGGACGAACCTTGCCCTGAATAAACTCAACATCAATCTCTGTTATCTGCAGATTATCAGTCGTAGTGCCATCAGCAAACTGAAACACCACAGTCTCGCCTACTTCGTACCCCGTGCCTTTATTAACAACTATCCATTGCCATTGGCCTGTGGCAAAACTAGATGCATTAACTGTCAACCCTGACCCGTTGCCTTGATAAGCTTTGGGGCCAGTAGTTAAAGGCGTGTAATTGGCTGGCCCACCGCCAGAAACAAATTGATGCTCTTCAAAGTTAAAATCATAAAGTCCCAACGCATATCTATATACAGCTGGCTTGTCTTCGACTACTTCTACTTTTTGAATCGGCTGGAAATAACGAACAGTGTTATCAGGTATAAAAACTTTGCGAACAATCTCGTAAACATTAGCATCATTTATTTCAGAAAACTCAAAGTTTGTCCCTTGTACATAAGCCACATTGTTTGTGAATACCACATTGTCTTCTGTGGTCAAAGTAACAATTTCATTGTTCCACCATGCTTGAGATTCTCCTGTACCTCTCTTAACCCACACGCCGTAGTATGCGCCTTGCGTGAGATCACGATTTAATTCAGTTTGCTCAATTACGGTTCCTTGGTTGGGGTCTTCTGTGCGCTCAGTGCCTGGCTTAACTCTATAAATCTTGCTGAAATCATCCGCAAGCGTTGGGCCTTGAGTCTGACTCGTAACGTCATTCCCAGCATAAACCGCTGTCTTAAGCGTTCCATTAGGGTTGGTCTCTATATAGTAATGAGCAGAAAGTACTGCATCTTCATATTCAAGATCAGGCGATTCAATAGGACTAAATTTTTGAGTAGCAGAGACTGTCGTAAAGTTGGTCGGGTCATATTGATACGCATTATTCAGTTCCAATCTATTATCCAGAAGTCTTCCTTCCCAGCGGGCTTCTATTTGAGAAGTATCGTTAACTTGAATCTCTACGCCAGTAATTAACTCTCCCGTAGCAGCATCACGTTCTAACTTGGGACTTTCAACAAGCTCCCACCTGACAGCATCAGGCAAAACCCCCATGTTGGTATGAGATAGTTTTTGCACCCTGCCCGTGACCGGAGCACCGGCCTCCACGCGCTTAAAGTAAAACTCGTCGTTAGAAACGGTATTTTCGCTGAGTAAAACTAACTCACCGGAAAAACTTACAACAAAGTTATTAACGTCTTGGCTAATCACATGTGGCCTTGCCTCTTCTGCCGGGTTGCCCGTCAACAAACACAACTGCTTAACCGGAAGATCAGGCTGTAAATAAAGACCATTGATTGTACTGCCGGGTACAGGCAGTAATCTAAATTCGTATTGGCCGGGGGGATGACTGATCGTAATCGTGTTGTATTGAGGCTGTGGGTTGTCGCCCTTAACGCCAAAAAACCTGCCACCGGATATAGAAGTGAAAGCAGTTGTACTTGGATCTTCAATTTTTCTATATTGTAATTCAAAAAAGCTGTATCGGGTTTGAAATGTTGAGACTCTACCTAAAGAAAATGCTTGCTTGTCTTTTTCAAAATCTTCTAAAATTTCAAGCGGTGGCTCTGAATTAACATTGGCAAAATTCTCAATGCGCTTAAAGACAGTGCTTTTAATGCCAATCTCCGTCTGATCGCATACGCGATTGTTAGTGACTGTGGCAATGTCAACACGCTGAAGCGTCTGACCAAAAGGGTTGTTTGCCTTTTCCAGTGGGTTATGGTCTGCATTTTGGAAGTAGACACTTCCCGGCTCAATGCATTCAAACTCGTATTCACGATCTAAGCCGCGTGAAGCTTCGTAAGGTGTCGCGGGCCTGTCGATGCATTTAAGCAACGCTGCACCGAACAAATACAAATCTCCAACCGAAATGATAGCGTCAGCTGCCGACAACCTTGAATCAGTTGCAGTGTTTACATCATCGAGACCGTGAGGTGGGAACAGGTCAGGATTTTCCCTAATTGCAGAGCCTCTGTAAGTAAGAATATCCCCAACCTCTACAACATGAACTTGCCCGCTTGTGACATTAGCTCTGTTGATTTTTTCCATTCCCTGCCTTGCAGGATATGCCCTCAAATTTAATTCAGGATTCAAAGTTCTAATCTTGTCTCTTTTTTCTCTTAGAGACTGTTCGTTGTCAAAAATTTGCACAATCTCATACGGCAAGAAATATGGATGTCCGTTGGAAACAGGCGAGTGACAACCAAATACTGACTGAGAACTAGGCGTTCTTGTGCCGCAAGTTAGTGGCCTGTATTCGTTAAATTTTTCATCAAAAGCCTCAAACACATCGCTGTGTTCTAGCGTCGAAAGATTGCCAGAATTTGCAATAGAGTTGCTGACATTTATCCGCCCACCATCTTTGTCATTGTCAAGAAAGTATGCTCTGTACCTAGCCTCTTGATAACTTCTAAGCAACTGATCACCAATAGCCAGTCCTGCTGAGTCAGGTGTTGCGCCAAGTGCAGAGAGGCCAAGAGTCGTCAGCATCTTCAACTCTTGGTGGCTGCCTTTGCTCAAGAGCTGCGACCAAAGCAGCAAGCCTTTAACTCGGATGCCGCCAACAACTTCAGTGTCTCCAAGGAGCTTTTGCCGCTTGGCAAAAATCAAAGGAATAATCGTTCCGAGTGCAGCAAGATCCTGAACACTATCGAAGCTGTAAAGATCGGCAAACTTTGTCTGACCACGAACGTCTGCCGTTCTGATGCCGGGAGGAGCTTTCTCTGGAGTAGGCAGATCAGGCTGCAGCAGAATTGACGCTGCAGTGCTGACTACGCCAAGAATGAGACTAACAATTTGAAAAGTAGTTAAAGGCTCACCTGTTGCAACGATCTCAGGAATTAACGCATATTGGTCGCCTCGCTCTTTTGCCTTGCAATCAGCTAAACGGCAAAACTCCCAATACTCATCAATCGTTAGCCCTAAGGCATCAATGATCTGCTGCTCTGCGGGCAGTAAAGCGCGACAGGAGTAAGCCCGCTGCAAGGAATCCATATCACTTGACGGTCTTTGAATTGAAGCCATCCGTCGTCATAAAAAGCAGCAAGCCCGTAACTGTTGTCAGCAGCACGAACAAGCCCGATTGTGCCCACTTTAGCGGCATCCGTTTTAATGCCCCATAGCTCCAGCTGCTCCCAAAAAATTGAGTAGTCTTCAGCTCTAAGCCTTTTGTACCAAGAACGTGTCGGGCAAGGGGATTCAATTCCGTACCAGGCCAGCACAGCTTTTGCCAGAGTCAAACAATCTGCAGCACCGTGCTTTTCCGGCACAGCACCAAGCCGATACGGCAGACCAATCAACTGGTATGGCTCAATCAAACGTTTGAGATACGAGAACTAACAGGCAACGCACCTACGTCCTTAGACCGCAGCACCTTGTTCGGAATAGACGAGGTGACAGCGTCGATAGCTGTGCTGAGCGCAAGCTGCACCCCCTCAACGTTGTAGCTAATGCTGGACGGGATCCAGTATTCAGTCGTCAACGTTCGGTTAGGTAAAAACGTCGTCGGGTGCATTAGCACCGTGTCCACTCGCACTGACCAAAAGTTTTCAAGCGCCTCATAAGCCTTGGCAATGCTGAGTTTGTTATTGGCAAAGGTGAGAGTGCTTTCAATGTTGTCGCCGGTCAGGCTCTTGGTTGCGCCGTTGTAGATAAACGGCAAGAACGCATAAGGGCTTGAATCAAACGTGATCGTGTCAGCAGTATTGCTGTTTTGATACCGGCCCTCGTCTTGACCAGCATCGCCCTCAAACAAAATAAAAGTCGTAATAGCTTCAAGTGTCATACGCCAACCCTGCTACGAACACTGCGCTTGTTCACAAGATCACTGTAGACATTGCGACGGCCAAGCTCTGCACCGCGTTTTGCAGCCTGCGCCATGCCGCGTTCAAACTCAGCAGCAGTCACATAATCAACCTTGTTGATGCGCTCAACGTTGTAGTGAACGTCTAAGGATGAGCCACCACCTTCAGCACCAGCCATAGCAGCAGCGTCGTCAGTTGTAATCGCTGCACCTGAACCGCGCCGTGCATAACGACCCATTGCCGCGTTCATGTCTGCACCAGCAACCTGCACGCCAAGCTGCCCATTGGCTCCACGCTTAAGTGGCAAGACAGCCTCAGGCCCCGCCTCACCCATAAGGGACAGGGTCGGCCTGCTGACTAGGCCACCGTTGGCGTAAGGAACAATCTTGTTCTGGGCGAAAGCATTGCCTTTTGCGCTGGGGAAAATGCTGCCAACTAGGCTTTGCATGCCAGCCTGCAAAAACATTTGACCAAAGCTCTTCAAAAGCCCTGACAACGATTCCTTCAATGACTTTGTTCCATCAATCAAGCCAGTGATTGCGCTTGTTAGCTGATTTGCAAGCGTGTCTTTTATCTGCCCCAAAGTAACCTTGTATTTGTCTGTCTGGTCTCCTAACTCTACAGTTGCTTTCGTAGTCTCTTTTACAGCTGCTGTCACTTTATTTTGTTTCACTTCTGGTGGCTCAGCATCTGTAGGGGCCGGCGTTTTTATGGTCACAGGATTTAATGCTGCGCGTCCTCCGCCGTAATTAGTTGGTGCTTCTATGCGACCTAGCAGCAGGTCCATAATCTCTTTGTTAGTCCCATATCTTTCCCCAGCGCCTGTTCCGTACTCTTTAAGAGCCTCAATGGCTCCCCCGAAGTCTCCTAGAGATATTGCGCCGACAGCTGTTGCAGCGGCTTTAACGAGATTCACGATTTCAGTGATTCCCATAATTGTTGCAGCGATTGAGATGGCAACACCTCTAATTGCAATTTCTACTGCCTTGAAAAAACCGGTAAAGTCGTTCTCGGCGCTGAGCATTGTCGAGAAGGCTTCGATAATGGAATTCAATGCAGGCAACAAAGCATCTGCAAGCTGCATCCTGAAGCCGTCAAATTGAATCTGCAACGTGGTTATTTTGTCATTAAAAAGTTCTGCATTTTGCGCAAAGTTTTCGCTGGTCTCATAGTTAAAACGTTCGAGCGCCTCAGATCCACCATTTAACAGCGTGATCAGCTTTGCGCCAGAACGGCCAAAGATGTCCATTGCAATGGCTGCCTTTTCAGGGCCATTCGGCAGGTCTGCAAACTTGTCTGCAATCTCACCAATCAAAACATCTGACGCCTTCAGGCTGCCATCAGCAGCCTTTACACCAACACCTAGCTTTTTGTATGCGTCCGCATAAGTGGCAACACCGTCAGCAGCTTCAGCTTGTGTCCTGGCAAATGCACGCAG